CATCACACTGGCCCCCCGCGCACCCCAGTGCACGGGCTCTCCGAGGATCGGTCCCTATCGTCCTCGTCCCCCCCCGTCCCAGGGTCGGGGGGCCCCACGGCCCATGGGCCTTGCCCGGCGATCTCCTCGCCCGGACTCCCTCGGCCGGTACACCTAGGTGTACCAGTCCGCAAACTTCCCCCGACCTCCGGTCGCGGGGGCCGACGCCTGGGTGACCAGGAAGTCGGCCCCGGGGAACTCGGAGACCGTTCGGGGGCGGACCCGCTCGTAGAACCCCATGTTCTGATGGGGGTTATCCGCGGGGGGGGGGCCATCCTCGCGGAGAGGCGGGCGATGAGGGCGGCTACCGTCTCGGCGCCGCCAGCCTGGCCCGGGGGGAGGTCAAGAGCGGAGAACTGCTCGTAGGCCAGTTCCGCTGCGACCGTCTCCCGGGTAACGGGGAGGGTTTGGAGTAAGGGGGCCACCTCCCAATCCGCCGAGTGCTTCTCCATCTCGGCGATCAGACGCGCGGTGGCGCTCGACCCACCCTCCCCCGGGGGGACGAGGAGGGGGTCCCTCGACCCGTAGGGGGTCTGGACCCGCATCCTCCACGCCCTATCCATCCTCCGGGAGCCCAACACCGGGACGGACGCACCAAAGCGCGCCACCCGGGTGAGAGGGCGGAGGTAGCGGCGTAGGAGGAAGTCCTCACCCCGCTTCTGGAGCTCCGGGGAGACGCCCATCCGGACGGCCTCCTCGTACAGGGACCAGAAGTCCGACACGAACCGGGGAGCGTCCACGTCGGGAAGGCCCGCCCCCGCCAGGACGCGCACCTTCAGGGGGGTGAGGACCCTCCACGTGTGGCCCACCCGCTCCAGCGGGACCTCCTTAATGAGGGCCCCGAAGTAGGAGTGGACCTCCTTGCCAGGGTGGCGGGAGAACCCCGCCAGCTCCCGGAAGGTGGAGGCCTCCTGGTGTGCCGCTGGGGGGCCGACGTCCAGGCCGTCGTCCCCGCACCCGAGGTGATGGCACCCCCGGGAGGCGTAAGCCCCCACAAGGGACATGCTGGGCCAGTGGCAGCCCAGCGCCATCGACACCCCCCGGGAGGTGTTGGGGCGGTCGAGGGGGACATAGGCCCCGACCACGTTCCCCCACTCCGCGTGGGGGACGGCTCCTCCGTAGACCCACCGGTCCCACACCATGGTGGCGCGGTACCCCTGGGTCGCGAACTCCTCCTCGGGGAAGATGCTGAGGCTGTTGGGCTTCTGCTCCGAGGGGGGGAGGGGGAGGAGGTCCTCCCAGAGACGGCGGAGGCGGCCGCCGTCCTCGGCTGAGAGGACCGGGTCGAACACGCCCCGCTCCTTCATGGAGGGGGCGGTCCCAGACCCGCCAACCGCCCCCACCCCAATCCTCGACCCGGGGTGACGGAAGGTCATCCCGGGGAGGGCGTCAGCCGCCCAGGCCGTGAGGTCCGAGGCGCCGGTGGGGTGGGGGTTGTCCGACCGCACCTGGGGGGGCCGGACGAGGCCGTCCTGAGGGGTAGGACGCCTCACGGGCCGGAGGGGACCGGACAGGAGACGGACCACCGCGTCCCTGTCCTCCAGTGGGCAGAAGACCACGGAGGCGTCCGGCTGGCGAGGGGGCCACCCCTTCCGACGGGCCTTGGGGGAGGTCAACGCCTCCAGGATGTCCCGGGCCGCCCGACAGAAGAACGTGTCGGTAGCCGCGGAGAGATCCAGGGAGACGGCCTCCTGGCCCCGGGCAGAGGTCCCAGCCGCGTTCAGGACCTCCGCCAGTTTCTCGGTGGGCTCCCCTGTTACCGAGTTCCTCTCCGAGGGCATCGCCCGGAGAACGTCGAATCCCGAAGCTGACCAAGCCCGGGCGACGTAGATGAGGGCCGCCTCATGGAGGGTGGCGACCCG